GTATTACATTTATAAACAGAATAACCTACTTCTGGAATAGATTTAGGATATGCTACTGGTAATGTTAATAGTCCTGCCCCGCCAGCAGATGATGACGGTTGGCTTTCTTCAGCACTATTTAATTTATAAGTTTCATAATTAACTTCATTCATATAAGAGTCCACTGTCATATGTCTTAATTTTAAAATACTAAATCTTTTTGGTGTGGTGGATAAATCATTAGTAATTGGGAAATAATCAAAATCCCTTTCTTGAATTTTATCTATTTTTGAAACGCCTTTGTAATTTGAATGTGAAATTGTTGTATTACTACTTGTAGATTTATATTTAATCATTAAATAGTAATCACTCATATTTCTATTTAAAGATGTATTAAAAAAGTTATCATAACGCTTTTGACTTTCAGGTAACATATCTCCGGGGGCCATCAAAAAGGCATTAAAAATAGAAGGGTCATCCATTTCATATTCTAATTTTGGTCTTGTATATCCTGCATTTAAAAGACCATTTGCCCAAGAATCAGTTTCTACTGAAACCTTTGATAAATTATAAAGAGATGATTCAAATATATCAGGGTAATTTGTAATATCTTGAGTAGTGCTTCCAACAACAGGTAGATAACCACGAGAGGTAATTGGTATATCTTTTTTATTAGCCAAATCAGAAGTAGTAAAATCGCTATTTAAGTTACGAGCAATAATCGTATCAGCCATAATTCTAAAAGCGGAGGCTGACCCTTTAAATGATATATCTTTATCAAAATAATATGTATTATAATCAGGTTTTAAAGTTTCACTTAACATGTGTATTTTATTTCTATAATATTTTAAAGATGTTTTACTTAGATTATTATATCTAAATATAGGTATTCCGAATCTAAAGGCATAATTATTATAAATATCAACGCTCGAAGAATCTCTATCATCTGCCACTATTCTTCTAAAAGTAGTTGGGGCAAATCCATATACTGAACCACTACTACTGTTCTTATTATCTAAAAGATGTAAGAACCCACCCCTATCTAATCCCTGTGTATTAATTAAACCTAAATCAGAAAGATTAGTATAATATGTATCTAATGTATTTGAGTCTAATCTTCCTAAAACAATTGGTGAAATATAACCAACTTCAATATCTATCGTATTTTGTTCTTGAGGAGATATATTTATAACATTCATGTTACATAAACTTCCCATCATATCTGTTTCTATATCGAACCCTAAAGGTGTATCTGTTGGAGATGCTGAAGTTCCCTGTGTTGCTACAATTCCCTCAACTTTATTTCCAAGTAAAATAGCGGGTGATTCATTAGCATTTTTTATATTATAATCACTAAAAGAAGTAGATTCTGTTGTAAGGTTAAATGTTTTTCCCCCACCTTTCATTACATATCCTTTATCAGCACTTCCGTATAAAGTAGTAGCAGAAGAATCTCTACTATGTGTGGTAAGTGATTTGCCCGCAAGTAGTTTCTTATTACCTACATATATATTTTCTATATTATTTCCACTTCCATCAAATAAAGCATCTAATTCTAATAAACTATCTGTAAGTAATGTAATATTACCCCCCGTTGTTTCACTCGCTCTATCTGCCCCAACTACACCTAAAGGAACATAAAGTGTTGTAGAACCGTAGCCGTATCTAATGTATAAGACATCTCCATATGTTAATGCTACGGTAGAAGTTCCAGTTGTAGGAACTATGTTACTCGTCAAAACCGTAGTATTATTTACCGCAGTTAAACCAGTAGAAGTAAAAGAATCTGTAAAGGGGGTGACAGTAGAATACACATATTCATCCGAATAGGTAAAGTTTTTATTAAGAGATTTTCCTATAAGTTTAGATATATCATCTCTACCACTTATGGATAATTTAAAAGCACCGGCTTCAATATCTGTTTCAATAGATTCAACACTACCCTCAAATACTACTTTATTTGTAGAAAGTGTTCCTTTTATAGAACCCATTGTATTTCCACCAGAATAATAAGAAGATGCAGGAACTGTTATTAATTCAGTATAGCCGTCATTTTTATCTCCCCTATTTACTCTTAGGTCAAATCCTGCTAAATTACCATCAACCATATATTCTAAATTATAAATATCTGCCTCTGTTTCAGTAAGTTGTATTCCATTTCTAAAAACATTTGTGTTAATTGTAGTATCAATATCATGTCCAACCAACATATTGCCTACAACCGGAGACCAAATATGGCGAAAAGCCTTTGCATTTGTATGTGTAAAAACCCCATTAGAAGAAATATTTTCATAGGCCACACTTGTTATAACTCTTCTATTAGTAACCGTAATTGTTTGCTCTCCGTCTACAGGTGCTGTAATTCCCGAAATAGTGTAGTAATAATCACCGATAAGAATAGGTTCATATGCTGATGAACCATCATAAAGTAAATTTCTTAAATCCTGATTAACCAAATTGGAAACAGAAATTGTTGTAGAAGTAGCCCTTGAATAAAGTCCGGGTAAAGAACCTGTTGGTTCATCTAAAATAGAAGTTTGGTGAATTAATTCTTTTACCTTAATTCCTTCATTATTATTAATCTTATGTTCCAACATTCTCTCATTATCATAATAACTTGCTTTAAACATATTACCTTTATTTGTAACAGTTTTACTTGTTTCTACTGAATAAGGAACTGATATAATTTGAGTTCTTGTAGGAGAATCTATAAATCTGATATAAGTAGGAAGAGAACCATCTGTATCATCGTAGTTTTTAGAAGAACCTGTCCATGATGTATAGTCAAAGGTATATGTTCCGCCCTGTGCAGTAGCCGTATTTATTCCTCTTGGAGAAACCCCATTTGCCGAACTTGTGGTAAAATGTAATGTATCATTTAGTTGGTTATTATCTATTACATCTCCGTTATGAGTAAAGAAACCCTTGTCTATAATAAATCCTGAAGTTACAGGTGCTGTTACAAAAACAGACTTTACCGTTTTTAATCCTACTGCCCCAGTACTTTTACTTGTTTTTAGTAATGTGTATTTTCTTGAAGGGTCTAATGTTTTTCCTTCATAGAAATAAAATGTTGGCCTACTTACCTCAACATACTTATCGTGTCTTTCTTCACTTGTATCAACATCATTATGTAGGCCATAACCAACAGCCGCTACATTTGTAGCAGTTTTAAGTGGGCCTTGATAAATTGCTATTTTAGTATTTGCGGGGATATTTTCTTTTAAGGTAGGTGTAAAATAAAAATCATATAAAGTTCCTTCGTGTAGTTCTCTATTTGTAATTTTAACAATTTGATGATTCTTAGGGTCGTCTGCATAAATAATAATAAACTCATCTCTCGTCGTAGAATCTACGGAACTTGTTTGCATATCTAATGTTATAATATTACCCGGAGTTTCATATTGATTAACTGCATAAACATTAACAAGCGTACCCGAAGGAAAAGTTCTATTCAACACACTTGAACCCTCTTTACCACAAGCACCTACATTTGTAAAAGTAAGAGTTTGATTTGCAGAAGAACCATCACCATTTGCACCTCCTGTTGTTGAAGCAGATAATTCAAATGTATTAATATTTGTAAAACTTGCCACATAAGCACCTGAAGGTATTCCTGTTCCTGATACTGCCGCCCCTACTGTTATTGCTGGTATATCCCCAGTAATACTAATTGTAGGGTCATTATTAAAAGTGCAAGTTGCTGTTAAAGTGGCAGAATCTTCTGTTAAAATTTCATAACAATGAATTCCTAATGCGGTATCATTACTTGCCCCCTGTGTAATTGCTCTTGGGTTAACAGAAGTTTTTAAATTATATGTTCCCACTGTGGGTGCATTTGTGAAATCAGTAGGAAAAGGTGTTCCCTCATTCAAAACAAATACTGCATTTTCATTAGCCATCTAAATTTTCCTCCTCAAAATCCATATATAAAAGTGTATTTTTAAATTGCGGAATTAAACTATTCATGCTTCTAAATTTATTTCTTGCATTTTTAGTCACCGATATTTCATGGTATTCTCCCATAAATTGAGTTCTTCGTCGAGTAGCATAATTACTTGCAGTTGCCTCTTGACCTAAATAAATGTCTGAATTAGCAAATGTAAAATTACCCCCCACCGAATGTTGTCCTTTGACAATTTCATTACCATTGTAAAAAATACTCATTAGGCCAGAACTTTGATAACTTACTGCTATGTGATGAGGAACATCTACATAAGTTGGCTCTTTAGGTAGGTCTGCATATAGGTGTGTAGAATTACTTGGAGTGTTTGTTATAGAAACCATTGTTAAAGCATTACTACCTAAAGAACTTATTTGCCCTATTAACAAACCTGTGTTTGTATAAAGATTATCTCCTACTATAAATTCAGCAGAAGAACCTGATAAATTAATAGTTGTGGAACTTACACTACTTACAGTTCGAGAAGATTTTTTAGCGAAGGGTATATGTTGCGTATATAGATAATCAGTAGGACTTGTAGAAGATTCATTTTTAGGTTCAGGTGCTATTACATAATCAGTACTTGTAACAGTAGTTGTAGCCCCTCCTATTTTAATAGAAAAACTAATTCTATATTTAGAAGGAGTTATGGGTGTAACACTTCCTGTTGAAAATGGTTTCAAACTTACAGACATATTAGCATTATAAAATAAAGACATTTCAAGTAAATCTCGGTCTGCCGCTGGAATATAAGCCACGCCTTTCGTTGCTTGAGAAAGAGATTTTTGACTACCGGAGTAATTATTAGTAGCGTGATTATTAGTTTCATAAGGAGTAATAATAAACTCAGCAGTTATTTCTCCGGTATGCCCCCAAAGTCCAATACCTTGTGCGGGTGTATTTGAACCATCACCAAAAGGAATTTTTACATACCCATCACACATAACGGGAAATTGAAGCGATTTTCTATCCTTTGAATATATCTGCATAGTAATCAACCAAGTGGAGTAAAGGCTTGTCTAAAGGAAAAAGAAAATGTAAGGAAAGGTGAACCGGGTTGAAACTCGGTAGAAAAGTTTTCTACGAACCCGCCAATACCTGTGTAATTAGTATCTGTTGGGTCTGGAAAAACTGATGCTAATAATGTTGTTTTTCTGTCTAATTCTCTTGAGGA